GGCGTACACGACGGCGGCATTCATGCCATCCACTACCCCCGGCAGGGCTGTCATTACGGCATCGCCGCGCACGGCGAAGTTGGCCATGTCGCTCCGCTGAGGCACGGGGGTGGGGACCGCCGGCACTGCGGCGGGCGGGGTGGGTTTTACAAGTGGCATTCAGACTCCTTCGAGTTGTGCGTTGATGACTGCATGGGTTTGGTGTTTGGGGACAAGATCAACATCGGTGCACAGGCACAGCAGGGTTAAAAGTTCGGCGTATTCGTCTTTGTCGTTGTCGATGCCGACGACCAGGCACGGCGTGACCTTGGCGGACTCCAGCGCGGCCTTCGCCTTGACGCAGGCCCATTTTTCGACGAGGAATGATTGACTGACCAGCGGGATTGACTTGCGCACGTCTATGTCCAGCAAATCGCCTGAACGTTCATCGCGCGTGACGACGTGGTACGTCTTTTGCCGCACCTGTGGGTCTGCCGTAACCTCGCCGAGGTGCGCGGTTTTGCCGACGATGACCTTGCCGACTTTGGCCGTGCTGGCGCCGGTCACGGTGATGGTCAGTTGGCCGTCTGTGTATGGCGGGATGGTGCTGCGCACATAGTTTGCGCGGGGGTTGGCTTCCGCGAAAAAATAGTCTTCCCAGCTTGTAATCACGGCGCTGTCAAGGCTGGTTGTTTCAGAAAACACGGTGGTCGCCCCGGATGTTTCTGTCACCGCGATGGTGTTGCCTTCTGCGCTCAAGATGCCAAGCCCGGTGACGCGACCTGGGGCCAGTACAACGGTGATGGGCGACACCCCCACAGTCGGGGCCGCGCTGAGCATGTCGAACATGGCCCATCTGTTGGTGCTGCTGACGCGCCCCCATTTGGTGGGGTCGTCCTCGGGCAATGCGGCGTCCACCCCGCCCGGCGCGAACCGCTCGTACACCGCATGCAGCCCTGGCCGGACGACAAGGGCGCCCGTGGCCCAGGTGCCGCCAGCCGTCCACACAGCATAGGTCGTGCCGGCGGTCGCCCACCAGGTGGGGCTCACATCAGGGGTGTGCCCAATGTTGCCCGCCTGCAGGCTCTTCCAACAGGTGATGACACCGCCCGCCGTGCCTGTGGAGCACTCTGCGCCCAAGGCGTAGGTAGTGCCTGCCGCGTAGGTGGCCGGGGGTGTTTCTGGCACGCTGCTGGATACCAGCATGGCGTCGGTGATGCCAAACCGGGTCGTCTTGGCGTTGATCGCCGCCGCGTTGATGGGGGGGAGGATGTAGGCGCTCATACGGTGGCCAGCGTGGTGCCGGGCTGGTTGATCGTGGGCATGCCGTTGCGGCTGAAGTCGTCCAGGTCATCGCTGGCGCGCTTAGTGTTGCGCTCGGTCTTGTCGGCAGTGGCTTGCAGCTCGGCCACCTGTTGGCGCAGGGCGCGCACTTCTGCCACCAGCTCGGCATTGACATTGCCGCCAGCCATGCCGCCAGTCAACATGGGGTTGAAGGCAGCAGGAACGATGGCCTCGCCCTTGTGGATTTGCGCCCCCATGTCCTGGGGCACGTAGTTCGTGCCCACAGCAAAGGAAGGCAGCGTGAAGCCGAATTTTTCGGCCAGCATCTTTGCCGTCATCTCCAGGCTGGCAGCGGTGGCTGTCTGCACGCGCCACAGCTCCAGCGAGGACGCGGCCTCCCGCTTGGCGATATCCTCCAAGGCTTTGCTCAGTGATGGCAGTTGCTTCGCCGCCTCCTGGTCGCCCGCGCGCGCTTGGGCGGTGGCAATTGCAAAGGCTGCTTGCGCTTGCGCCATGGACTGCGGTGATCCGCCCGTGACTTCGCCGCGCAGCCGCTTCACTTCGTCAAGGATGGTTTCGCCCACACTGGCCCAGGCCTCTTTCACCGCTTGAGCGGCTGCCAGTTGCGCCTGCTGGAACTGCTGCCACTCCGCAGCAGCCGCACGGCTTGCGGCCTCATAGGCCCGCGCCGCCTCTGCAGCGTCTTCAGCGTCCCATATCCTCCGCTGCAGAGCGCGGCTCTCGTCGTCCAGCAGCTTGCCCAGTGCGGCTTCGCGCAGCGCACCCGTGTTGCCCTCGATCTGCCACAGCCGTTCCTGCAAGCTGGCATGCTCATTGGCAGCCGCCCGCACCGCCGCAGCCGCAGCCTCTGCGGCGTTCTTTTCATCCAGCAGCGCGTAGTAGTGTTCCTTCAGCGCGCGGTTCGCCGGGTCCAGCCCCGCCAGCTCCAGCGCCCGCAGCGCCGCCGTGTCGCCCTGCAGGCTCAGAATGTCGCGCTCGATTCCCTGTCGTTCTGTAGCGCGAGATGCCTCTGCTGCAGCCGCCTCTGCTGCAGCGGCCTGGCGCGCGCGTTCGCCTTGTATTTGGTCGTACAAGGCGCGGTTGCTTTCATCAATCGCGGCCCGCTCACGTTCACGGATAGCGGCAGAGTCCCCGATCAGCGACAGCCACTGATCTTCCAGGCTGGCGCGCTCGGAGGCAACGCGCGTCTCGTCTTCGATGGCGTGGATGCGTCGCAGAATGGCCTGTTCGTTGTCCGTCAGGCCCGACAGCTCGCGCTCGCGCAGCGCGGCGGTGTTGCCCTTGTTTTCGGCCTGGAACAACCGGTCTTCCAGCCCCACGGTGTTGCGCGCGATGTCTTCGTTCGTGCGCGTTGGGTTACGCAGGCTGGCGATGATTTCATCCACCGTCTTGCCGAACGCCTCCCCTGCCGGGGTGATGGCTGCAAAAGCACCCGACAGGCCCAGCAGCACGGCCAGCGTGTCCGCGCCGTCCTTGCCCATGGCGGTGTACTGCTCGACCAGCTTGCGGTATTCGTCACGGCTGGTGGGCAGGGCCAGGTTGACCTTGGCCAGGGCCTCAGTGACGTCGCGCGTGGCATTGGCTTGGCGCTCGGCTTCGGAGTAGTAGTTCTCGTAGTACGTGGATGCAGCAGCGGCCAGGGCCTCGGTGCCGCCTGCCGCTTTCAGCAGCGCCGTGGTGGCATCGTCTGCGTAGCCCGAGAAACCGACCAGGTTCTTACCCAGGGTGTCGAACACCGCTTTGGTAGCGTTGATCTGGTCGATGACTTTGGCGAGGTCTTCGATAGCAGGTGTGTCGCCCAGCGCGTTCAATGCGTCCTGCGCCCAGCCGGGCAGGTCCATTTCCTTGAGCACGCCGGTCACGTCCTTGGCCAGCGCGGCGAGGTATTCCTTTTGCCCCGCTTCGCCGTCTGCAAACACCTTGGGCGCCCACTTGCTCGACCGGGTGTCATCCCAGTTGACCAGCACGTTTTCCATTTGCTTGATCAACAGGCCGCCCCAGGCGCCATCCCTGCTGGAGTCATCCGCAAAGCCGGTTGCAACGCTGAACCCACCCTTGCCGCCGAACGACTTTGACACACTGTCGAGGATGCCGACGATGGATGTAGACAGGCCACCAACGAACGACTTGATCGTTTCGTTCGGGTCAACACCGCCGAAGCCCATTCCGAAGGCGCCGTGCTTTTGGCTGGTGGACAGGCCGCCGGACGCGCTGTATTCAGCCAGGGCGCCGCCGTGGGGGGTGCCGGACTTGTCCAGGGATTTGACGATGCTGGTGATGGCAGTGATCGCAGCGGCAGCCCAGCCAATGTATGGAATTGCTCCGGCAATA